CTCCATTAGCGCAAATAACTGGTAGCTGTTCGCACTAGCAAATAACTACCAGTTATTAAATATTTTTAATTAGTTTATACCATCAAGAAGTATTTTCATACCACCAATTAAAGTTGTGGTTTTAGCTGTATTATAAATTTGTATTTTACCCTTTTCCAGTCTAAGCTGTGATATAGTTTTGTCCTCACCATTTACAAAAACACGTGATACAATATTATTCATGTACAGGAATGCAGAGCATGAACTTAAATCAACGATTGTTGTCCAACCCTCTGTTAATACAGCTGAAACTACATATATTTCTATATTGATTTCACCAGAGGCTGTATCAATGAACATATCAATATAACCACTTCCTGTAGATGGCGTTACACGTACATGGTCTAACCTACCTACACTAATAGTGCTTATTCTTGATAAAATAGCGTTAAATATATATTCAGCTAAAATAGGGGCATAAGTGCTATTGGGGTGTATATCATCACCCATATACATTTGTTTTGTTTTACCAGATAGTAATGGTGCATTGTCACCACTAATTACTCTCCAACCAAAATTGATAGCTTTTACTTCCATTACGTGCCTATACAAATTCAATGTTCCTAAATTAGTTTGCATTGTTGGCATAAAGCATTTTATAGGCGATATATAAAATACATCAGCATTAGAAGCAATTCTGTTGTTAATAGCTGTCATACAATCGTTTAAATTGAAATTACTAACACCGCCATCAATAAAAGGAAACTGACCTTGCCAGTCATTAACACCAAGAAAAATGATGTAAATATCGCTATCATTTGGTATTTTTTCTATATTATTTGTCTGTGCCCAACTAGCAAAACTTGAGCCGTTTACTGCGATATTATTTACACTGCCACCGATTTTATTTATTTTGTCTGTAAAATGCACAGTCCAGTTTGGCGGATAAGTTGTATTATCACTAATGCTATCCCCAATAATTGTAATATTTTTACCTTTAAAATATTTAACACTTAAATAACTATTTACAACATCAAGTTCTTTTTTTATTTCTGAAACTTCTCTACGATAATTTTCAACTTGTGCGTTATAATTACCAGTAGCAACCCAATATTCTTTATTATCAAGGTCAATACCTACTGGTACATTTTTTTTGCTAGTATAACTTGTACCTTGATAGGTTACAATAGTTAAAGCTTCATAACTCCTTAAATTATCCCATTCAATAGGGTTCGCAAACACTGGCACGTATCTTGCACCGATATACTGTCTAGTCATATTCATTACCTCTCTTTCACTAATAGCTTAAAACAAGTCTGCCGTATTCCGTATTAGGAATATCGACATCAAGCCCAGTTGTTTCAAATTTAATATCTTCCCAACGTTCGGGAATGTAGTACACGAAATAACCACTATCAGTTATTTCTATGAATATCATAGTTGCTAAATAGTCTTTTATAATTTCTTCTGCATATTTTGTATTAAAATTAGCAATCCACTGTTTAACAACTTCCAATTCCTTTCTAAGTTCTTCTATCTGTGCTAATGTACCATTTTCATCATCAATTATTTTATTGATATATTCAACCACTTTGCAAAGAACTTCATAATAACTTAAACTATCGTCGTATACTAAAGGTAATACTTTTTGACACCAAAACTTAAAATGTTTTAATTCAATCTGTTTATCCATAGTTTCCCCTTTCTTACCATAATTGAAAGAACAAATCTTCTAAATCATTGATAACCAACATATCAATGTTTAGAAATGTTTCTCTAAATTTTAACAACAAATCACTTGCATTAGCACCCTCATAACCAATAATGGTTTCAAGATAATCTTCTGTACTAGTTAAAGCATCTGTATTACCTCTTGTTCTTCCGTAAGTACCAGTACTATTATCAGTTCCGCTTTCAGAACTTTCAACCTTTCCAGTAGAAGAATTAGTATTACTTGTGTTTGAACTAGTACTTCCATTATCAGTAATTTTTCTAGCATTTGTAAGATAAGTATTACTTTCTACACCACTTAAAGCCCCCTGCGGAGTATCGCTATAAAGGTCAGTGGTAGTATTATTACTTGTTCCACTTCCAGTACCAGTTGTTGTACTATTATTTGTAGTATCAACTTCACCATTATTACTAGTGGTTCTATTAGAAGAACTTGTATCGCTTATATTCTCGTTCTCATTCCTATTGCTATTATAATCAGTTTTCTTTACCCTACTCAAATTAGCAGTATACAAAGGGTTGAACTCTAACAACTCACTTTTATACAACTTATTATAGTAAGGCATTATCTCATTCAACTTTGTATCCAATCTCAACTTCCACAATCCAACTGTTTCTTCGCAAATCTCTCTAGTATAGAAATGTTTAAGTATTTTCTTTTCCAAAACAGAACGGTAGTTTTCATCAAAGATAGGAAAAGTAAAGGTAAATATTTTAGGAATAGCATTTGTAATAATAGTATCAACATCTGTATATCCTTTGCTTTCACCTAGACCACTTGCAGTTTCACAAATGAACCTAACTTCTGTTGTGTATTTACTCATTTACTTCACCCCCCTGTATTCTAATTCTTCATCTTCGTTTTCATTTTCCTGTTCCTCTATATCTTGAAAGTCCTCCCTATAATCAACCCAAATATCCAAACCAAACATTTCGTTGATTTGCTTACAAGCCTGTCTACGACTTTCAAGCCTTGAATATCTACTAGCAACCGTACCACCTTGATTTCGAGTAACTTCATCAGTAATCATACGTTCTTTCTTAACTACGTTTATATTACTAATTCCAAGATATGTCAATGCTTCATTCCAAACCTGTGTCTTTAGTTCATACAATTTGTCTGCAACATAAGGTGCTCCAGTTTGTAAAACTTTAAGTCCGTTTGTGTCTAACCCTTTTGAACCAAAGATAAATGGTTCATTACCCTCATACTGTTTGTATAAGTTTTTCATTGTTAATCTTTGACTTTCATCACATTGTATCAATACTGGTGTTTTCTGTGCGTTAGCATTTACATCTATAGCTCTATCAAGATTATATAATCTCTTACTAAACATTTCAACATCTAGCATTGAATTAGTATGCAAATAATTATTAAATATAATAACACTATTTGTTCCGTCTAATTCTCTTTGATAACCATTAGTTGCGTATGCCCTACGTTCCATAGGAATACGATAAACATTAAGTTTACCACCTATCATACATTGAAGAGATAAATAGCCAAGTACTTCATCTTGAAAGAACACACACATTCCGTCACAAAATAAACACATTTCCAAAAATCTTTGGTCAATTGTTTCGGGTAGATTTTGCCATTCAAACATGCTTATAGCTAGTTCAGTAAGCCTATTATAATACTGCAAGTATGTTCTATTATTCATATAAGCACTTTCACAAAATTGTAAATCTCTTTTTCTTCCCACTTATCTACTCCTTTCTAGCTAGGTGAATTATCTAAAGAGTAGTTTCCTACTTCACTAGCTGATTTCCAAAATGTTATTCCATTATCATAGATACCACAAATTTTTCTTATATCATCAGCAGGGGCATTTCCAATTAATACGCACCCATTTGTTTTAACATAATTCCAATGTGGTCTAGCACTTCTATTAGGTACTTTTACTCTTCTAGTTGCATAGCCATACATATCAAAATAATCGTCAATAACTTTTGCGTATTCAGCACTAATCTGCATCTGTCTAAAGTAAAAATCTTTAGTTCTACTGGCAACATCTATTGTGCCACTATTAGTTCCTTTAGCTTGTGGGGGTCTGTTTGTAGCAAGTATCGCACTATTTGCAGTGCTTGTCAATCCCATTATTCCCCCTGCCATAGCCATAGGGTTTCCAGTCATAGCACCAGCAGTTACGCTTGCTCCACTAGCTATTCCTTGCAAAGCAGTTGTACTAGCTTCTTGTGCAAGCCAAGCACGGAAAGCATCAATACTCCAAGCAACTTGTGGAAAATCTGACATTACTAATTTTTCTACATAATTAAAATCATCACTACCTACACCATTATAACCCCTGGGTACAAGCATAATTTGTGGATTACAAGATACAGTTCCTACTAGTTCAAAGTCGCAATATTTATTACCCTTAAACCACTCATATCTATAAATTGCATCATTATTTCCACAATCTACTGAAAGATAGTTATAAGGATAAGTAAGTAATTTCTTATTGCGGGGAGTATATCCATGAAGTGAACTGTTTTTCTGTATTTTTGTTACTTGAACACTTGGGTATTCACCAGTAGTATAGAACTCATAAGGCATAACAAAAATAGAAACAACACTGTCCTGCTTATTTGCATCTACTGTTGCATTAAGATAATCAAGTAATTTTTGAACTTGATTGGGTGTGTTTATAAGTCCCGCAATATAATTTACACCACTAAATAATCCACCTTGATAACCGCCTGCTTGCCCATCTGGGTCATACGCAGTAGCAATAACTGCAACATAACTTAAAAAGTGACCACTCCCTATAATCATATTACAAGTTATATCACCAATATCAACATTTTCAGCTAAAATATTATCTCCTGCAACATCAGTAGTACTATGTTCTCTTTCAACATAACATCTTTTTAGAGTAGTGTCAAATAAATATGTTTGCATTACATCTATTTCAAATGTTATTTCACTTGTTTCGTTATTTACATATTCAACACCAGTGATAAAAGCATAAAACCATTTAGTTCCAAATGAAGCATTTTGAAATGATAAATAGTTGCAATCATAAAGATTGTCAGCTTTTAGTGCTACCCTCATACTTCCTTTGACAACTCTTTGGTAACTCTGTGCAGTAAGTTTATATTTAATTATAGTTTGGTTTGTGTGAAAATATGAATTTTGTGCTGCTATAGTACCGAAATATAAAGTATGATTATATGTAGTATCTAATGGTACATTATGATAAATTGTGATATTACTATTAGGTTCGATATACATATCTTATCTCCTTTATAATAAGGGGAACATTTCTGCTCCCCTATTTAATTACTCAACTGTAATAGTAGAAGTCCCAGTCTTTTTACTATCGTAAGTAGAAGTAGCAGTAATAGTTACCTTTCCTACTTTAACATCAGCACCAACTGTTACTACACCACCCTTATTAACAGTTACACCCTCTGTATCAGAAGACCAATCAACTGTCTGTGGGGCAAAGAACTCGGTCTGAACAACTGCTGAAAGTGATAAACTCTGTCCCGCCTTAACAGTAGCATTTGCAGGAGAAACTGTAACACTCGTAACCACAGGAGTTCCCGGGATAAAGAGTGCATTATTTGAGAATGGAGAAACACTAAAGGTTTTCCACACATGATACCAATAATTCCAGTAAAGACCCTCACCATTGTACTGCTCTGTGAAGTTATAGAAGTTATCGAAAATCATAAACCAATCTTTATCAACAAGGATACAAGGAATTGCATCAAGTGCTTCAAGGTCTGTTGTACCGATTTCAGTATAAGTTGGGTCATCTGCAAAGAGTACATTAAGTCTAGCAGTATCGAGAGAACCAAAACTATCTACAAGTACTCTCTTTCCTGCAAATTCAGCCTTATCCATATTGAAAGCAGAAGCAAGAACTTCAACGTCCATGGTTGCATCAAATTTAGAGTTAATAAGAAGATACTGGTCAGCTTTCTTTGAAAAAGTCTGTACTCCTGCAAGGTTATACTTGCTTGACATAAACTCATAGTTATTAGATACACCCTTGATAGTACTAACAATAGACTTCATATTTTCCTCTGATACAGTAGGAATAGTAACTGGGTACATTCTGCCGTCAAGTATGTGCTTTGCAAGCATATACTTCATAGTCTGAAATTCGTCATAGTTTGCACCAGTATACATAGCATCTACAATTTTAGCAATAAGGTCTGTGATACCCTGCCAAGAAAGAAAAGCCTGTCTTAACTGGTCATTCTGAATAGTAGTTTTATAGTACTTCTGATAGTTCATAATATGAAAAGCAGAACGCACATCGGGAATTTCTCTCTTAAAGAGATTGCTTTCTGCAACAGTTGGGTCAAACTGGTAAGGCTTTGCAATATTAACAAAGATTTCCTCAATAGTTTCACCAAATTCAAGCATACCCTTTTTGAACATTGACCAAGGGTTATCATACATTTTGGATGTGATAAGTACACGTCCAATACGATTTACAAGTGCAGATAAAAACTCGTTCTGTAACTGTGGGTTATCCATAATTACTGCACCAATCTCTCTAATACTATCCGCATCAGCAGTAGCCTGCGGTATATAATTCTGATAGTTTACAGTTGCATTGTTTCTGATAACATTAAGAATGTCAACAGATGAATTAGTAAGTGTTACAATCTTCGGTTTAGTAGACATAATAAATTATCCCTCTCTTTCTTCAAATAAGTCTGCGTAAGTTTTCTCTTTCGCATCATCTTTTACATCATCTTCTTGCTCATCTTTAATATCATCAGGAGTTGTTTCTGAATTGAAAAATCTATCTCTATATTTCTTTCTCCAAGATTTGTCCAATTCTTCATACCTCTGTTTCCACTGTTCATCATTGTTACCACTTGAACGTGTTTCCATATCATTGAATGTATCTGTCATATCTTCAATGAATGACATAGCTTCGTCAGAAGTATCTTCTCCAATGTGTTCCTGCAATCGTTTCATAAATTCTTCTTTGATAAGCACTGACATTTTAATTCTCCTTTCTTATTATTTAAAGTTTCCTTAACATCATATAGATAGGCATTGATGTACGTTTTATAGGTGTAGGTGGTGTAGGTGGTGCTATTGGAACTGGTGTTCCACTAAAATACTTATACCATTCACTGGCATATTGTAATCTTAAATCTAATGCTTCTATTCCTGCTCTTTCTCTTTCATATAAATATGCTTTTGTAGCTTCTGCAACATCAGTTAGAGCAATAAATTCATACCAACTATAAGAATAATCGGATGTAGGTAGCCAATAACCATTAGCGTTATTAGTACCCTCACCCTCACATTTTATTCTCACACATTGTGCCGCACCGTCATACCAATTATAACCATAAGTTTTGCACCAATTAGTTAATACAGTAGACGGTGACCATTGTATTAAACCCCAACCTAAAGAAGTTGAACTACCTTGTTTAATTCCTGGGTTCAAGGTGCTCTCTTTTTGTATATTACCAAGCATACCACAGATAGCTTCAAGAGTAGTACCATAATTAATAAAGTAATTGTAAAATTCGATTGCGTTATTTTGCATCTGTGATACGCTAAAATATTTAGCTACACCTATTTCATATAACCATGCCATAACTATCCTTTTAGTAGCTTATTAACTAATGTTTGAATGGTCTTGTAGTCATATCCTGCTTTTGTTAAAGCTGTTTTTCTTGCATTACCGTTCCCCCATTTTCCTGCTACAACTTCTTTTGCTATTTCTTCATTACTTTTCTTTACTGTTGTACTTGTTGGAGTATCAAATAATTCTTTTTCTTTTGCTCTCCTTTTTACAAGTCCTACAATAACCCTTCCACCGCTTTTATTATAAGAGGGTATTTTTGAACTAATTTGTTCTAACGTTCTAGTTCCACTAGCTGTTAATTGATTAATACTACCAATATTAAAAGCAAATGAAACTAACGCATCAAACTGATTTTGATTAAAGTTATATTTACTCATAAAAGAATTAACGTTTTTAATTGCTTTTTTACAATCTTGTACTAATAATTCTTCTGCTTGTTGTTCGGTTATCTTCATTCCTGCTTTAACATCTGGACCATAATGACCATACCCTATTGTATAGTACTTCTCCGTTGGTAAACCTTTGTAAGCTGCTAATTTACAACCTTCAAAACTTTTAATCAAATTCAATCCTTTTGATGATAAAACTCTTGACAAGTTTACACCTCTCTTTCTACACCAATAGTATCACATAATTTCTGTAATACAAGTGTATTGTTATTTAGTGCTTCTGTGAACTGTTCTGATTCCTGCTTATGCTTGTCCGCCGTATCTTTTATGTACCAAAGAAGTGATACACACATTGCAATAGGGAAACCAACTGTTGAAACAATTTGTGTGATAGTTCCTGCATCCATATTTTTACCCCTTTCTTTTTTCTTTAATTATAGCACTTTTATTGCTATTTTGCAATATTTATGTTATAATAATAAGGAAGAAATTACAGCATTAAAAGGAAAAGGTACAACAATATGAAAAATAATTATTATGACGGTACTAAATTATTGTCAATGAAAGACTTAAATGGTAAAACACCAGAGTTGTTTTTATGTACTACAAATAGAACTGGTGGTAAAACAACATATTTTGGAAGATTAGTTGTAAATAGGTATATAAAGCAGGGTAAAAAATTTGCACTTCTTTATAGATATAATTATGAACTTGATGATGTGGCAGATAAATTCTTTAAAGATTTAAAAAGTTTATTCTTTAGTGGGTTGGAAATGTCTAGTAAAAGGAGAGCAAGTGGCATATTCCATGAGTTATTTTTAATTAAGAACCATGATGAAGAAACAGCAGAAAGCTGTGGGTATGCTATTTCATTAAATAGTGCAGACCAGTTGAAAAAATATTCACACTTATTTAGTGACGTTGATTGTATTTTATTTGATGAATTTCAAAGTGAAACTAATCATTATTGTAGTGATGAAATAAGAAAATTTTTAAGTATACATACCTCTATTGCTAGGGGTAAAGGTGAGCAAGTAAGATATGTACCAGTATATATGCTGGGTAATCAAGTAAGTATTATCAACCCTTATTATAATGAATTAGGTATTAGTAGTAGACTAAATAAAGACACAAACTTTTTAAGAGGTGACGGGTTTATACTTGAAAATGGCTTTATAGAAACAGCAAGTATAGCACAAAAAGAAAGTGGTGTAAATAGGGCATTTAAAAATAATCAATATGTTGCATATAGTAGTGAAAATGTTTACTTAAATGACAACTTGGCATTTATAGATACCCCACAAAATTGTACTAGTAGGTATCTTGCTACTATTAGATACTGTGGAAGTGATTTTGCTATTAGAGAATATAAGGACTTAGGTATTTTATATTGTGATGACCACGCTGATAAATCTTTTCCTAATAGAATTAGTGTTACAACAGATGACCATAATATTAATTATGTTATGCTAAAGAATAATGATATGTTTATCACAAATCTTAGATACTTTTTTGAACATGGTGCTTTTAGATTTAAAGATTTAAAAAGTAAAGAGGCTTTATTAAAATGTATTTCATATTAGGTATCTGCATTTGTACATTCTTCTGAACAATGTGGATAGCACACTTGGAAGATAGTGCCACATTGTTTGTCGGTTTCGCTGACCGCTTTTGAATTGCAAATGTTATAGATATAAAAGTAAGAGCAGGATACAACTTAGTTGTCCTGCTCTTCTTAATTTAGTACCATTCTTCTTTTAAACATATGTCTTTATATTCACAAAATGAACAACAATATTTACAATTTCCTTTTACCCATTTCTTATATAATAGTTTTATAATTCTTTTTAACACATTTATTACCTCATTTCATAAGTTGTATCAACTAATAGTACACCACCACGTATTCTTTTTGGCATTAATTTCCCTGGAATTTTTAACCCTATTTTAAAGTCCGTCAATGTTCTTTTTGTTTTCAAAAATTTTAACTCTTCCTCTGTGTATTTATCATCTTCTTTTGGTTCATAGCCTAACATTGAATTTATAAATAAATCTTTACATTTTTGTGGCATACCTGCACACTTAACATTGTAATAAGGTTTATCAATAGGGTCTAAATCCTCGTGTGTAACGTGTTCAATGTATGTCTTTTGTCTAGTGAAAATAGCTTCATCCCAACACGCTTCTAATTTCCAACAACAGAAGTTTCTATCATGTACTTTTATTCCTACTATTTCTTCGGGCTTTAAGTCACAATGAATACTATCTGTATCAGCGTATATAAAACCTCTATTGTTCTTACCATGATAATTTTTCTGTGCAGCTCTTATTGTAAAGTTTCTAGCATAAGATGTAATAGCTGACCCAACAGCTATAAACCCTGCTTGTTTATCATTAGCTGGAACAGAAATAAATCCCAATGCTTTGTTTTCTTTTACAATAGCTACCTTAAAAGAACTATCTTCACTACTTGCCATTTTACCATACAAATTATTTAAGAAAAGTTTTGCCAATTCTCGTAAAGCCCCTTTGCTTTCAAGTTTAATCTTTTTATACTTTTCTATGTACTCGTCAAATATTCCGATTGCTGTAAAGAAATAGCACCCATCTATTATTTCAAAGTCTACTAACTCATAATGCTCTTTCATTAAAATAAAATCTGTCATTGTTAATGTTAATTCAACTCTTGTGTCGTGTAGATTTCCTGCTTTGTCGCAATAATGGTCATAATATTTGTCGGTCTTTTTATCGTACACATCTGAACTTTCTAATGCTTCTGTACCTTTGTATAAATAGTTATTTTTTATTTGTATAAATGGTAAATAGTTTGGTTTTAAATAAAAGCGTGTTTTAATTCTTACAAAGTAGTACCTATTATTTTTTAAGGCTTCATTAGGTATAAAGTTACCAAACCAAAATGTAGGTTTTCCAACTGGGTAAGCATTACCACTTTCACTTGACATCATACTTGGGTACAATGAATTAACATCTGCGGTTGTACCATTTGTTTTTATTTGGTTTTCTTTACCTTTTACTAAATAGCACCAACCACCTTTATAAGATTTTCTTATCCATGTGTCTGCTGTTGCATATTTATGTTTTGATGCGTCTAACAAATAGTCTGTTAAACTTGGGAAAAAGGCTTCATAATCTTCTTTACCCATTATCTTTTTATACTCTTCCAAACAACACGAACCTATTGTTAATTTGTTATGCCCCTCAGTGAACATTATTTCTAATGCTTCTTTTACAACAAGTACATCATTTGCAATGTATTCTTTTTCTTTTTCGGTTATATTACATCCTGCATATCTGAAACCCTCGTATTCCATATCAAGTTTTTTATGCTTTGTGTCAAATGATTGACCTATTCTTTTAACACTAAAAGGTAATAGTTTTAAGCTATCTCTTATTTCAATAAAATGATTATTTACTTTAATAATGATAGTGTACCATTGTCCTTTATCAGATATTGAATATTTAAAAGAATTGTTAGGCATTTCTTTTTCTTTTAACCATTCAACTTCTGTTTCTTGTTCGTTTAGTGGTGTATAGGCTTGTTTAAAACCTAAGTCTACCAGTAGATAAGACAACCAAAAAGAACCATCAAACATTAAGTTATGATAATAAGCACAAATATTTGTGTCTAATAATTTAAAATAATTGAATTGTTCTTCTATACTATTAAAAATTTTTACATCTTCTGTAAACAGTTCAACACTTGCACTAGCCCAAACTTCTGTATTAACTTGTCCTTTGTAAACTGTGGTTTCAAAGTCGCACATAAAATAGCGGAACTTTTTAACTTTCAAATTACACACCACCTATGAATTATAGTATTCTGCCATCATAGATAAATTTTCAGCTTGTGGCATTGATAATGAGTGCATATTCAAAATTCTACCTAATGATACAAATGATGCTGAAACTTTTTCTGCGTCACTGTCATAAGAAATAACAATTAATAGTTCAGCAATTTCACTTTCATGTGTTTCAAGATAATGTTCATATTCTATTATGTTGTCACCAAACACTGTTACATTATCTTCAAATATTGCTAACAATTCATTTTTTCTATTCTCAATAGGAATTGGTGGCTTTGCTTCTCTAGTTAGTTCTGATAATCTATCCCTAACTGCATCAATTATGCTAATCGTTGGGTAATATGTAGGTACACTAGGTATACTTATTTTCTTTTTTCTTTTTCTTGTTTCTTTTGCTTTCCTTATTGACCCTTGTTTTACTTCTTGTTTTCTTTTTTCAGCAGGGACTATTTCACCGGTTTCTTGATAAACAAATACAGCTTTTTTGTATAACTGTTTTGATTTTGTTTTTTGTATATTTTCTAACCGTTTCTTTGTTACTCTTTTTGGTAATTCTGGTACAATATCTTCTGGAAAAATGTACCCTTGTTTTTCTGCTCTGTGAACAGCTTGTAATAATCTTCTTCTCTCTTTTTGATATGCTTTTTGGTTCTCTGTTTGCTTATTTCTCTTTGCCATAATTTGTACCCCATTTCTATAAATTTAAAATAAACCTCTAGGCTTAAAACCTAGAGGTTTGTCCTAGGATAATGATTACCTAGATAATTGAACAAGTAAGGAATTTCTTTCCTTTGTAGTTTTTGCTGTCAAGTTTGTAAGATTTAATTGACCAATCTTCATCTTCACCCTGCATTTCACTGTAAATATCCATGAATGAACTCCAAAAACTTGCTGAACCAGTGACGTATTTATCACCATTCTTGTCGATAATGACGTAGTTTTCATAATCAACATTGTCTGATTTTTCATTGTGAATTGCTAAAACAGCATAATCAACTGGTTCAATAATAACAGCGTTTTCGTCACAAGCTGTGTCAAGTTTGATAGCGTCAGAAGTATCTTTTAATGCTATTCTCTGTTTTGCTGTTAATTCTCTACTTGTTTCCTTAATTTCTACTGAATATCCTGTCATAATTTTGTTCTCCTTTTCCTATTCTTACTGTTCTGTTTCTTCTGTTTCTGTTTCAAATTCTTTTCTTGTAGCAGGGTCAAGAATTGTTGCGTTTGTAATGAAATCCTGCTCTGTCATTCCATACAAAGTTTCAACTTCTTCCTTGTCAACAACGTGTACTGCTTTAACATCAACAGTGTTTACAACTTCTTCAACTTTTTTGAGTAACTTCTTTTCATCCTTGTATGTACGAGGAAGTGTTACAACCTTGTTGAATGGTTCTGCACTTTTAATGTCAAGGCAGAGTACATTGACCTTTGTTGTTACGATTGTTCTTGTTACCATTGGTTTTCTTGCCATTTTTGGTACTCCTTTCATTCTTAGGTTTATTTGGTTGCTAGTACAAAGGTTTTAATTCTTTGTACGAATGGTGTGGTACGCAATGAACGTACAATAGGACTTGTCCTACACACCAGTTTAACATGGGGTTGTTCGGCTATTTGAGTTAGCTATTTACTGCTCTTTAATAGTACCATAAATTAGGTACATTGTCAATATTAAATTGTAAATTTTGGATAGAAAATTAATGTGAATAACTTTGTTGATAATGTGGATAATTATGAAATTTCTCTAAAATAAAGTTTGTGATTTTCCACTTTGAACTCAAAACCATAACAAAGTGCGTCGTCAATAATTTTCATAACTTCTAATAAATTGACTGATAAACCAGAGCTAAATTCTTTCCACATATTTGTACCTCCTTATAAAGCGTGAAATATAAGCATTGATAAAATTTCATTTTGTTTAGAAGAAGCCCATCTTCCCTCACTAGGAAAATATTGAATAAGTGCAGTTAAATAACCTAATGCTTCGGCACACATCATAGGTTTTTCTTTTAATTCTTCATCAGGGTACAGTGTTTCAAAAATTTCCTTGTTTGTTTTGCTTCTTTTTTTCATTGTTTCATTCTCCTTTTTCCTATTTATTTGATAAACCTGGGTGCAGGGAATTGAACCCTGCTGTGTATCAATACCCAGTGCTTTGTACTATTCTTCCACTTCTAATGCTTTACGTGTTGCAGGGTCTAACCTTTGTGCTACTTTAAGAAAATCAATTTCTTTAAGACCATACATTTCTTCACGTACTTCCATTTTCTGAATAGCTACAACTTTGAGTGTTTCTGTTTCGTACTCTTTCTTGAGTGCTTTAAGTGCTTTTTCTTCGGTGAATGTTTCACCAGTGAGTTCCAGTTCTTTGATTGAAACTTCTGCTGTTGCTGTGTCTACGCACATTGCTTCGATTGCTGTTACGTTGATTGTTCTTGTTACCATTCTTACTCTTGCCATAATTTTGTTTCTCCTTTTCTTATTAAATATCCTGCACTATTGCAGTAAAACCCTTGCAGGGAGTTGCACCCTGCTGTGCTATTAGGGTTAATGTTTCACGTGAAACATTTAAAAGTAGATTTTTTCTTTTATTGTACCACTAAATAGATACATTGTCAAGAATTATTTTTCACCTTTTTACCTTTCTAAATATACTATATATCTGTTGTCTTTTGTTTCAAATCTTAAGCACTTTTCATTGTTTATTGTACAATACCATGCAACAGTAAAACCATAAGTGTTGTGTGAACATATGTGAAAATCACTGTGGTTGTTGGATGTTAAAAATTCATATTCGCACCATTTCCATGCGTTTTCTTTTTGTCGTGAATAGTCCCTATAAACATTAGATAAAAAGTAACCCTCATTGTGTTCAGCCCTTCTCAAAATATTTTGCCCTGCTTTTGTGCTTGCTTTTAAAATTTTCATATTTATTATCTCCTTTTTATTAAATATTCCGCACTATTGCGGTAAAACCCTGCCCTGTGCTACTAGGGTTAATGTTTCACGTGAAACATTTACTCTTCAATTTTTACTTCCCATGACCAAACATTTAAACAAATTGACTCACCAAAACTTTCACACATATTTTTATATCTT